TTTGTGAAATTGTATTCTATGCTTACGAATAAGAGTTTGATCTGGTATTAACCACAATTCTGCTACACCTTCCCATTGAGGAACTACTCCAAAACATAATACAGGCTTACCTTTGCCTAACACAACATAACCATAACCTTGTTGAGTAGCTGCATCTAAAAATTCTAACCATCCTGGAAATAATTTAAGATGTATTTTATCATCCTCTCCAAGATCCATTAAATTAATAAGATAAGATTTAAAAGGTAATACTATATAATCAACACCATCAACTTTAAATATTTTTTCTATTGTTAGAATATCCACTACACCATTATTCCTAATATATTTTTCTTTTCTTCTGTGCTTTTAGTATTGGCCTTTTCATAAGTAGCTCTTGATCCTTTAGGAACTCTAAATCTTTTCATTCTCTCATCGGTACAGGATACAAAAAAATTTTTTTGTAAATCGCAATCTCCAACTTTCCAAACTTTTACAAGCCAAATAGTTTTTTGATCACTCATCCGAATACATCAAAATCTAAAGGAGCTACTGTCGGTTTCATTCGACTTACACTATTCCCTCTGGTTAATCTTCTATGCTCACCACCACCCAACATTAAATACATAAAAGCATCTCCAATGTGTGAGTGATCATTTTTATTTGGTTGATCTCTATATCTTTCTCCTCCAGAGATTTGAACTCTTCTAAAGTGATAACCTCCGGCTAAAGATTTTCTTAATCGCTGACATCTCTTATCAATTAATAATCCAGCCTTACCTTGTATTAATCTATTCATCGGAGCTGCACCAGCCTCTCTCCTAACTCTAAAATCATTTGTAGCAGTTGGTCTAGCAACAAGTCCGAGGGTTCTTAAATGATCAAAGGCTGTAACTTCAAAAATTTCATCTCTCTTCTGTCCAGATGGATCTCCCCAGATAAAGACATCAAATTTAGGAAATCGAGTTTCTAATTCTCCTTTTAACATTTGACCAAATCTTTCCAGGCCCATATCAAAAGTTACTAGCTCATGTATGATTACCCATCGACCATTAGAATGTTTCTGTCCGAATACTGCTGCTGGAGTTAAACCAAAGTCCACACCTACTTGAATAGGATATTGAATATCCGGTTCAATAAAATCTGCTACCATTAAGGTATCATCGTATTCTGATATAACCGGCTTTCCTTCTTGAACATAAGTATATTTTGCTTGAGCATAACATCTAATCCAATCTAAATTCTTTCCGAGTAATGTTTGTTCATAATATCCTGTTGGTAAATTCTTTTTATTTTCTGTTTTATCTTTTACCTTCCACCATTTACCGGAACTTAAAACATAACCATTAGCCTCTGGATTATCTGGCAGTTCTCCTGGAGATACTTCTTCAACAGCACCAAGTTGTTTAAAAAATTTCCAAGCATACTTACCTCTCATCTTATCTTTTTCAGCTAACTTAAACCACCAATGGTCATCATCCATAGGATTGGTATCCATAATAATTCCTCTCCAGGGTTTTGCTCCACCATCTGATAAGGTAGGGTATCTTCCTACTCGGTGTGTTAATCCATCGATAACAGCTTTAGGTAATTCTCTAGCCTCATTCACCCAGGCTCCGGTTAGTTCCATTGATAATAATTTTCTAACATCTTTAGGCTGATCAAGAGCTAGAAAAATAACTTCACAATCTATTCCTGGAGCTCCATCTCTTGCCGGTAATTTTATATGATGCGTTAAGGGAGGGCTCCATCTAAAAGATCCCCAGATATTTTCTGGGAATAATTCTTGCCAGGTTTTAATTGTAGTTGTTCTTAACTCTGGATAGGAGTTTCTAACGACAACAAATCTTGAATATTTAATCCCATCCCTAGGAGATTGTTTTTGTCCAACTGCCTTCAACATTATTTCAGCAGCACAGGCATAAGATTTACCAGAACCTACAGGGCCCATTATTCCACGAACAAAACTTTTATCGTTTAAGAAATCCCAGATAGTTGGTGAATTAGAAAAATCTAAATTAAGATTAGTGATAGCATCACTCATTTTTTATTTATACCTTGGAGTGTGTATTTGATCAAACTTGTCTTTGGATCAAACTTTGTCTTACATCCACACAATACAAACAAACAAATAATACTAATTGTTATAATTTTTAAATCTTTCAACAATGCTCTCAATCCTACTTCCATCTTCAGTTTTATTACCAAGAGCTAAATTCTTCCATTCAGCAACAGGCCTTCCAACAATTCGTGCAGCCTCTTTATCACTAATTCGATTTCTTAACATCGACACCTGGATTGTTTCCTTTTCCTGGTGTGTCATGGCTCTCTTCATGGATCTCCTCTGCATTAACAATGACCGGCTCTGGGCCCTTCATTACAATTCCCACTACAGATGGTCTATCTAATTCCTCTTGAGTATCTAATAAACCGGTAGCTTTCGCTAATATTCTTAATACTCCAACTTTATCATGGAGCTCCACTTCGAGCTGTGGGCCCATCTTGGTTGGTGTTACTTTAATTTTTTTAATAGCTTTAATAGCTGCCTCGGAAATTTTAGAAGGATCCTTAATGGTTACTTTACCATCCTCATCCCAGGACATAATGTCGTCAATATTCGCTTTGGCAATATCAATAAGTTCTTGAGCTACATTCTCTTTGTTGTGCTCGATGATTTCAGATTTTTTAATTCTGCGTTGAACTATTCTAATACCACCAAAGCGATCTAGTGGTGGTTTGACTATTCGTTTAGAATTTGATTTCGTCATTCCCACTTATACTGTCCTTGGGTTCATTATTAAATACTCTAAAGAAAGCTACACCATCCCCTTTGTTGTAGGGTTTGGTTTCATCCCTCTTATAGATCTTTATGTCTTGAGCTCCCTTAACTTCTTTCGGCTGCTCTTTAGGATTATCTTTGTTAAAATCCTTTGCATCCCAGACTTCTATCAAATATTCACTTTGAGGAATATTTATATCCTTAAAGACTTTGAAGTTTCGGTTACTCGCATTTGGGCCTTTTGCCATATTTCCTCCTTATTTTTTTTCAGATTAAGGCAGCAATTACTATAATTGATTTAATAATTTATTGCAAAAAAAATGTGTAATACCCCCCATATAGATATACGCACCCATCCCCCAAAGGGTATCGAATTTTCAAAAATCATTTATTTTTGCGGTGCTGCCAGGGATATAAAACGCAATCGAACCTTTGGGATTTATAAATTAATACCTCATCTTCAATTTTCTACTGATCTTCTTGAGCATACCCCTTACCTTTTCTTCCTTGTTCCTGGGCCTATTAACCTTATTTAGTGCGTCTTTAAAGAAGTATATCGTAGCTGGTGCATCCTTATTGTTATCTCTTCTCCATTCTATAATCTGTTTGATCTTGGCAATAGCTGTCGGAGGATGCAAACCCTGGTTGATCCAATCTTCTACAACCCTTACTTGTTTTATATCATATTGTTTGTGCTGTCCGAATATTTCCTCGGTTAATTTTATAAACTTGTTTAATATCTCTACTGCCTTTAAGTATATATGTGAACTGTTACCTATGTTGTTATGCAGTCGTTCTGAATGAATATCTACATATTCACTAGGTGCATACTTCTTCTTATCAGTTATTCCTTTAGATGAATATTCTTTCTTCCCCCTTTGATTAGGTTTCTCATCCTTTTTATTCTTCGGATGTATTTTAATCTCTGGTTTCTCTTCAAAAGACCTATCAGTAACTGTAGCTGTAGCAATCGCATCATCCTCACTTACCTTTGGATCAAATACCATAAAATACTTATTCCCCCTCAACCCAGGATGTTTCTTTGCATATCGTACATAATCCCATTCCATTAATTTCTTAATGTGTTTAGATATAGTAGATTGAGTAATATGTAAATCTCTAGCAATGGTAATTTGATTGGGCCAACACACACCCTGTCTTGAAGTATAATTACCGAGTGCAGCCAGAACTCTGAAGATAGAGGGATGCTTTTTAAATCGAATATCTATTACAGCTCTTTGAGGTAAAACACAAAAATGACCAGGAGTTCTACCCTTACCATAATGAACTTTACTTTTCTGTTTTTCTTCTGGCATTCTTATTCAGTTTCATTTTCAGTTCCTCATAATCAGCCCAAAGTTCTAATCCTAAATCCGATTGTAGCGACCAATGTTTAGCTCTATTATCCTTTTGTCGCTGGTGGTATAAAACTGTCGTGTGATCCTTATTAACACAGGTCCTGGCAATGTGAGCACATCCCCAATGAGTTAGATCTAGGCATAAGTTTATATACAATGATCTGGGCCTAACTATCTCTGCAAACCTTCTAACTGATTGGAGTATTTCCGGAGTGATCTTATACTTATTACATACAGCCTCCATAATATCTCGGAGCAGTATTCTTTCCTCGCTTGTTTCTATTTTTTTAGGCTCATACTTGAGCTGTCCTCGTAACAATTCCAATTCATCCTGGAGCTTTTCAATTCGATGCTCCATATTAAATACTTTATTCTTGAGTGTTGTTTGATCTCTTTCTTTCTTTTCTTTTTCAGTTACCGGAGCTTTTATTACTTGATATGGTCGAGTATCTACTATCATTTATCTTCTCCTTTTCTTTTGTTATAACCATCAACCCAATCTTTACGATGAAGTTTATCCCACTCTGTCCAGGCCCATGAGTTTAATTGACCAGACCAGCCCTGTATCCACAGGAGTATATCCATTTTTAATTTTCTCATAGAACTACCAAAGATCTTGTTCATTTTTCTAAATATCTCCAATGTCCTAATATTCTTTTTCTTCTTCCATTAGGTAATTCTACATCTCTCTTTTTTTTAACCCACACTTTATAAAACCTTGCATCATTATTATGACCTATATTATATTTAGGATTCCATTTCTTAATAAGAATCTTTTCCCATTTTTTACTTAAATAATCTGAATGACTTTCAATATAACGATAATGAGTATATTTTTTATAAGGAGTATAATTATTAAACCGATCTTGTCTTCGTCTTTTACCTTTATGTGCAACTAATCTTGCATTAAGATGTAATGTTTGTCCTATGTATATTAAGATTTTATTAAGAAATAAAAAATAGATATAGTAATTTTTAACATCTCTACTAATAAATTTGT